GTTTGCTACAAGAAAAGCCTTGCATTTAACATTCATTATGATATAATGCTTTTGTGATTTGAAAAAGTAATTGCAGTCTAATTTTACACAAAAATGGAGGATACAATGTCTGAAATTTGTAATGCAATGGAAGTACTGCAACTTCCAGCATTAATGCAAACAATTGAGAACGAAGCTGAACTTTTGCAAAGTTTACAATTGGATGTGCTAACCTTGGATGTGAGCTGGATAGAGCAACCAGCTTTATCCTATCGATGGAATAAAATGCATAACATTGCTGAATACCATCTAAAACGGCGTGAAAAGAAACTTGTTGATTTGAAAGCTTCTCTGTATCTCGAAACTCGTGCTTCTTTTATGGAAAACAAAGAGAAGTTTACGGAAGCCGTCCTTACAAACACTGTCGCAGCCGTTGGCTCTGTTAGTGAATTACAGGACGAAATCAGTGACTTACAATACATCTGTTCACTGCTGATTTCAACCAAGAAAGCTGTAGATGACCGTCGGCGAGCTTTGGAAGGGCTAGTAAGCCTTCATAGCACACAATATTTTACCAACGGGACAAACAATCCAATTCTGGAAGAACTTGGTAATCAACAGGTCGAAGAACAGCATCATAAGGTGTTATCCAATAACAAAAGGTTGCGCAAACTGCGTGACCGTAAACAGGGGGTAAAAAATGAAAGCTAGTCAATTCCGCAAACGGGCCAAAGCGTCCCGCGCTGATCTTGTCAAACGAGTACAGGAGAGTATCGATACTTCGTCTGGTTTCCCAACGGTCATCGATAAAGAGATTGCAAAGAAACTATCTGGTCGTGAAGTTCCTATTTGGAAGCCGAAAGAAGGTATTCATATTATTGACATTCTGCCATTTTTCAGCGGCAAGCAAAACAATGTCAAGGAAGGTGAATTTGCACACATGCGGCATTTCAATGTTCATTACAATATTGGCCCTTCCGAAGAAAACTTTGTGTGCCCTGCGAAAACAAAAGTACACGGGAAAGCAATCGGCCCCTGTCCTATTTGTGAGTACATCCATAAACATGATTTAAAAAATACAGACGAAAAACTTCATGAAAGTATTCGTCCACGGAATCGGACACTGCATCTTGTTTGGGTGCATAGTGATTCGCAACAGGAAGAGTCTGGTGTTCAGATTCTTGATTTTGCACATTGGTTTCTCGAAAAGAAACTTACAGAAATCTCGAAAAACCCGCGTACTGGTGGATTGATCGCGTTTGCTGATTTAGATATCGGAAAATCAATTATCTTTGAAAAAACAGGTTCTGGTATGGGTACAAAAGTTTTTGGACATCGTTTTGATGAACGCCCTGAACCACTCCCGGATGATATCATTGACCAAATCTTTCCACTTGATGAAGTTTTGAAAATGCCCCCTGCATATGCTGTGATCAAAGAAGCATTTTATCAGGGTGTTTCTTCTGACGACGATGTGGATGCTGATGATGACGGATATCCAGAAGATATTCCTTATGGGTCAGAAGAAGATATAGCAAATGCTCCGCAAGATGATGAGTATGAAGAGGACATCGAGGATGCTCCTGATGACACTGCACCGCCATTTGATGATGATGATAATGATGATGAGTATGAAGATGACCCTGAACCTGAACCTGAACCCGAGCCTGAACCAGAACCGGCACCACGTAGGAAAAAGAAACGTACTGCACCAAAAGCAGCCCCGGAAGAACTTGCATCAGAAGAGACTGCCGCTCCACGCAGACAGCCAAGAAGTAGACGGAGGAAATAATGGCGAAAACGGCTAAATTACTACGCCGCGCCAACAAAGCACTGAGGGATGGGGAGGAATCTCCTCCCTTAGTGCATTCGGCGAACACAGGCAACTTTGAACAGATAGTTTCCACTGGCAGTACATTACTTGACCTCGCAATTTCAGGCGGGGTAACAAAAAGTGGTGGTATTCCTATGGGGATTCTAGTTGAAATCTTTGGAGCAAGTGGCAGCGGAAAGTCTGCTATCTTGTCTGAAATGGCGGGCAACATCCAAAAAGCAGAAGGTTCTCTTTCTGTTCTTGACCCAGAAGGTCGTCTTGATCACGAACATGCTAAAATATATGGGCTACATTTATCCGAAGGAACTTATCATATGCCGGACACTGTGACCGAAGTGTTTGAACATATTGATGCGTGGGAACCTGAAAATGAAACTGGCCCCAATATGGTAATGACTGATTCTCTTGCTGCTTTGTCTACCGATATGGAAATGAAGGAAGATGATGCAATGGGAATGCGGAGAGCTAAAGAGTTCTCGCAAGGTTTGCGGAAAGTCTGTCGCAAGATTAAAAATAACAATTGGTTGATTGCTTGTTCGAATCAAGTCCGAGTGAATCTAAAAACAGGCGGCTTTTCCACTCCCGGTGGTATGGGGATCCCTTTTTATTGTTCTCTGCGCATCCAACTTTCACCTTCTTTTAAAAATAAGTATCTGAAAAAAGTGGTGACTGTCAACGGTGTAAAACAGGAAAAGATTTACGGCATTAAAACTGAATGCAAGATCATTAAAAGTTCAATTGATGCTCCTTTTCGTACTGCTTACTTTTATCTTATTTTTGATTATGGTGTAGATGACCTTCGTGCGAATCTTGAATTTCTGAAAGAGAACAGTGCAGATACGGCCTACAACTTTAAGGATTTCGAGTGCAAAACTCTGAATAAAGCCATTGAGTACGCAGAAGAGAATGATCTTGAGCCAGAAGTAAAAGAGCGTGTCATCAGTCTGTGGCATGAAATCCAGAATCAATTGCGCACTCCCCGTAAATCAAAAAGGAACTAATTATGACTATGGATGAATTTAAAAAGCAAAAAGATGCAGAAGCTGCGCATCATTCTCTTTATTTACATGTTTTAATGCGGTTAGCCAATAGTGCCTCTGAGTTGATTGCAATGGAAGAAATTTACGAATCAATTTCACAGCACTACCCTGTCTTTTCTGCGGATGATTTGCGTCCTATTTTGCGTGCGACATTTAAACAAATTCTTCCAAAAGAATTTTGGGATGATCCAAAACACGTAAAAGAACATATGGATTTATGTGTAGACTCATTTACGGCTGCCATTTCTTTTTTTGATCTGTTAATCCCAACACTGCATGACATAGTAAAAACCCACCCGGATCTCTGTTCCGATATTATAAACAAATTACAAAATTCACTGGTGAAAGAACCAGTCAAAGATTCATGTGATGGGTTAGATAATAACGTAATTATTCCTGATGTCGGTGAATGTTTTCCCGGCCCAGAACCGTCTGAATTTAACTAAGAGGAACCTATGCGAAAAGGAGGCTCAAAACCAAAAGGTTCCGCCGCAGAGAGAGAGGTAGCCAAACTCCTCTCTCTGTGGTGGTCGGAGAATAAGGATGATTCAGTCTTTTATTTAACTGCAGGAAGTGGCGCACGGCAAACCAGTCGAAGAAAATGTGGGATTGACACACATAATAGTGCTGGTGATATTGGGTATTTAGATGTGTCGGGCAAGCCGTTAATTGATGCTGTTTTATTTGAAATTAAACGTGGGTATAACAAAGAGATTGATGTTCTTACAATTGCTGATGCGAAAGCTGGAAGAAAACCAAACATTTTACTCCAGTGGATTGATAAAGCAGAACAGGAATGTGAAGAGAACAAACGTGATCACATCATGTTAATTATGCGCCGGGATTATAAAGAGTACGTTATCATTTTACCTCTTGCTCTTGAAGATAAAATTGCACAAGAAGTTGGTTTTTTTTATACGGGACTACAAACAATTGTTATGATGAATGAGTATGTTATTATGCCATTGGAGGTATTTTTTAAATGGGCCGAAATAAAAAAAGCCAAGAACGCATTTTAATCCCATCAGTACACTTCAAAATTGAGTATCGTCCGCAATTTGGAGAAGTATATATAAATACACAATATCATGGGATTGTGTGGAATGGGATTTATGAACAGTTTCTTACTAAAGTAAGAGATAATAAAGTTCGTATTGGTTTCGGTTGGTATTCAGATCTTATTTATCATTTTAATGTCCACACAATTGTAACGTTATTTAATAAAGAATGGCGGAAAGCATCTTTTCAAACCCTACAAGAGCATTATTATCGTGACCCGTATGAACCTAAATCTCTTTGGTTTTTGCAAATAACAAAAATGGAGAAGTGCCTTGATAAGCCGAATTGATATTAAGAATTTTCAAAGTCATGTTGACACACAACTTGAATTTTCCCCAAATGTAAATGTCATTATGGGTACATCAAATTCAGGGAAGTCAGCTATTATCCGAGCAATGCGTTGGTGTCTTACCAATCAACCAAAAGGTTTCGGATTTCGGAGACATAATCTTAAACCAAAAGTTGTCACCAATGCCTCTGTACTGTTGGATAATGGAGCATACGTTACACGACAACGAAATGCAACCAGTACCAATGAATTTGTTGTAACAAAAGATGTCGCAGATGTTAAATTAGAAGCCTTACGTGGAGCCGTGCCAGAAGAAGTCCTTACTGTTACCAATATTTCAGCACTTAATATTCAATCACAATTCTCTCCTTATTTTTTAATTGCAGACACTGCCGGAGAAGTCGCACGAACACTGAATGAATATACTGGACTTGAAATTATTGATAAGGTTCTAAAAACTGCGAATGGAAATGTTTCCAGTGCGACAATGCATGTAACTTCTTTAACTGAACAACTGGAAACACAAACAGAAGAAGCCGAAGCTCTAAAATATATCTTAAAATTTAAGAAACCAATTGCCCGTTTAGAGAAAAACATTCAAGTGTATCATGCAAAAAAAGAAGAACTTGAAAATCTTCAAAAACTTCTTTCAGATATTGAAAAAACTGAACAGGAACTGCAATATCTACAACAGATTACCGCATTACGCACTCCAGTCCTTTCGATTCAAAACACAATCAATGCGCGTGCCGTTAAACAAAAAGGAAAACAAGACCTGATTGTGTTAACAAATGAAGCTATCCACTACAAAACTAAATTTAATTTAGCACAACAAAAAGTAATTTTGAAACCAGAAGTTGCCAGCACTTTACAAGATTTACTCACGTTACAAAAAACATTAGATACAAAATATAATTTACAGGGACTTGTTCTTGAATGGGAGTTCCTTGATCGAGAGATCCAATTATCTACAGATATCTTAAAATTAAAAGATGTCGTGCAAAATACCTTACAAAATCTTGAAACAATTAAAAAGAATCAAGCATCCATCCGGTATTTAAGTCAAACTGTTACTGAACTATCACAATTACAAACAAAATTGGAGACAAAAACAACTGTGGTAAACGGTTTGAAAAAGAAACTTAAAGATGTGGATGTGTGCCCTCTTTGTCAGCAAAAATTAGAAAGGAGTCTTGTATGAAATTTATAGCTTGTTCTGATTTTCATATTACTGATCACCGTCCGAAGTCACGCCTCGATTCAGATTATTTTGAAACTTGTATAAATAAATTAAAACAAATTTACGATTATGCGAAAGATAATAATATTTCGCGAATAATCCAAGCAGGTGACTTCTTTGACTCCGCCAGAGCTTCGGATTATATTAAACAAAAAGTAATAAGTTTGCTTAGTGAATATAAAAATTCTAATGATATTACCACGTCTGTTATTTTTGGGCAACATGATCTTAGATTTCATAATTCAAACATAGAAAATACTCCATTGAAAGTTTTAGAAAGTGCCGGAGTTGTTTCTATTTTGTACAATCAAGGAGTACATGCTTTCACCGATACCGTGACCGGACAACACATATACATATATGGTGCTTCTTGGAATGAAACACCACAAGAAATCAAAGATAAAGACGCAATTAATATTCTCGTAATGCATAAAATGATTATTAAAGATAAATTATGGGAACAACAAGAAGATGCCACCTTTGTTAATAATTTATTCCGACAGTTCCCGCATACGTACATGATAACAGGTGATAATCACCAACATTTTACATCCTCCGTGTCTCCTAAAGGAAAAGACAAACGGTTTGCGATAAACTGTGGGTCGCTTATGCGTAGTTCTATCATTCAGACAGCTCATAAGCCCTGTTTTTACGTAGTTGACACCCTAGCGAATACCATTGAGCACGTTTTACTAAAAGTCGCTGAAATCGAGAGTATTATGCGTGTAGAACAAGCCGAAGAAGAGAAACGCACAAATGATGATTTAGCGGCATTCATTGAAGGGATCCAGACCAGTGAACTTACTGCAGAAATGAACGCTGTAAATTTTATACAGAACATCCGAAAACAGGCCGAGCAAGAAGCGGCTCCAGTACAAGAAGCTATCGGAAACATTTTAACAGCAGTGGAAAACACACTGTAAGGAGAACAAAATGGAGTTACTTGAGCAAGTACAAGAATGGATGGAAGAGATTGGTGAAGCAGAAGATGATATTGCTTTTAATAAAGGGAAACAGGAAGCGAAAGAAGAAGAAATGAAAAGTAAGTTTGGTGTGAAGAGTGTAAAACAAGCCAAAGCACTTGTTGTTTCTCTTTCAAAAGAAATTGAAACTCTTAACATAAAAATTGATTCCTCTATCGGAGAACTTGAAGAAAAGTTTGAGGCAATCGGTGATAATAATGAGTGATTTTGTTGAATTTGCGCAATTACAAAAATTATTTACCAAAAAGTATGAGAACTATCTGGGGAAAACACAGATGGTCACAAGCACGGAAGCAACTCTGCTTTCTGCAAAAGAAAAACAATTGAATGCGAAAAAAGCTTTGATTCTTATCCAAGAAATAGCGCAAGTGACACAAACATTACTGCAAGATAAAGTAACCAAGTTGGTAAACCTCGCTATCCGGTCAGTCTTCGATGCTCCACCGGAATTTATAATGCAAATTACCACGAAACGAAATAGAACTGAATGTGAATTATTATTTCAAGAACAGGGAATACTCGCAAAGCCAATTGAAAGTGCTGGTGGAGGATTATTGGATGTTGTTTCTTTTGCATTACGAGTTGTAATGTGGACATTTTCCAAACAAGATAATGTGTTGATTCTTGATGAACCTTTCAAGTTTGTCAGCCCAAATCTTGCTCCAAAAGTTTCTGAAATGGTTTGCGAAATTTCAAAGAAACTAAACTTACAAATTATTATGGTATCCCACGCCGAAGGTATTAATGACTCAGCGGCAGTAACGTATCAAGTTACTCAAGAAAAAGGATGCTCTGTTGTGACAAACATATAATCAGTTTTGGTGTTGGGTTCCCCTCGTATTGGGGTTTTGTTGTTCTTCCCTGATCACTCGCTTTTTCATACTGCGAAGTCTCCGGTGCGTTATGATCGTTGTCTGTCCACCGATAAAAAAATCCAAGACAGATCGATTGAAAATAGGCAGTTCTACGAATAGTTTTTTAAAATCTAATATGTTATTATCTTTACGAGAAAACAGATGTATTTAACAACAAGACAAGCGGCAGAAGTATTAGGAGTCACAGTAAACACCGCACACGTATTACTACAACCTGCGGATTCTAAAGAGCAAAGTACTATAGGTCGTCAGAGTAATTTATATTTGAGTTCTAGAGTACATAATTTACATGAGAAGAGAAAAAAAAGAAACGGAAAAGGACAAACCAGTAAAGATATCTTCTATAAAATGAAACGCTGTGACGAATGTGGGACGTACTTTCGACACGCAACTGAAACAAAATGTATTATTTGTCTAACCGGATATGACCCAACAGATCCGGGTCGTGCCAAAATTAAACCAAAAAAACAACAAAGAGTTTGCCCGATTTGTGGAGAAGCATTGTGGGAAGGAGAGTATGTCTGCCCACGATGTAAAAATAATAAAAAGAAGGAAGGACTGGATCTTGATTTAGCATATGGAAGTATAAACATAACAAAGAGGCAATAATATGGTATTATTTGGGAAAAAGAAACGAAAGTTACTAAATGTTTCCATTCGGCAAGGAAATAAAATACGACATATCGGTATGTATCCCGATGTTGAAACACAAGAACGTGTTAAATTACTTTGCAAAGAATGGTATCCAGGATGTATAATTATTAACGAATAAAGGAGATGATATGAGTCAAAGTGATAAAAAGTGGAGCACAAATTCTGAGATACATTTTTTGGAACAACTTGGTGCAGATAAACCAAATCTACAACG